GGAACATGTAGATACCGTCGACGCCACTGGACAAGTCAATCTTGCGCGTGCGAAGGTAGTTGCCGGTACCGAATCCGGTGTAGCAGGGTGCCACCAGACCGGCATTGCACGGGTCCAGAAGCAGCTGCCTCCACTGGAGAGCAGCTGTGTCCAGAGCCGCGCCAACGGCGTTCGCTCTGCGCCGCCTCGACTTGCCACCGGGAGTCTTCTTGTTGTTCTTCTTCTTGTTCACCATTCTCACCTGTACCAATGCTCTGCAAATGGAGTCACCACTTGCGACAAGGTGCGTTCCAGGGGGTAGTCGTTGAGAAACTCCTCCAGGCACACCTGCTCGTCGGGCAGCAAACCAAAGGCGAGCTCAAAGCTAGCTCGGGTCTTTGGGTGCGGAACCATGTAATCCCTCTTTAGTCCACGTGCCAGGTACCGCATACCGCCCACCAGCTCGAGCCGGCTAGGCTTGCCAACTCTGAGCATTGAGCGGTACAGGTCCTGGTACACAGGAATGCCGCCATAGGCAGCGAGCCCGCCAGCTACGACCGCATGAAAATATGCGCCGAGCCCAGAGGCGAGGTCCAGAAGGGAAGACATGTCACGCGAAACCGCCCTGTCGAACGTGCGCACCATGAGGTACCCATCAGGGGTCCACACAGGACGAGTCTGGCAGAACTCAATGTGCTCGAAAACGTAGACAGGCTCCTCCACCGTCATAGTGAAGCCCATCTCCGCGAACCACTGAGTCAGGCCTTCTTGCAGCCGGGGCAGGTCAGCCTTGTCGCAAATGAGGACGCAATCGTCCCCATTGTTGGCAAGTCTCGCCCTCACTCCCCTTGACTGCGCATAGGCCCACATCATGGCACACATCAACAGGCAGTTGCCCATTGAAGTGTTGATGTCGCCCGACATCCTGGCACCCTCCACGACATACTTGACCACCGCGGTGGGGACGTAAGCACGCCCCACGTTCCGCAGCTGCCATGCCAGCAACCGCTCCAGCTCAGTTCTGGCCTCCCCGGTGAACATTCCAGCGTAGATAGCGTGCTCCCACCGCAGCGCATCCACTGACACATGCTGGTCAAACCGCGAAGCATCAAGCCCCACAGCCACTGGATTGTTGAAGGAATCCCACATTGCCCTCAACTCTCGCCCTTGTTCCAAGGCGTTAAGCTTCAGCACCGTAGGTCCTCCCCACACCTTTGCAATTCCCCTGTACACTAGCTTCTCGATTGGCCGCAAGTAGCGGCCCACCGCCACGTTGTAGCGAGGTGATCGAGGCTGGATAAGCCGTGGTACGGGGTCGGGCTTGCTCCGCAGATCAATCTTCTCAGCCTTGACAAACGTCTGTACCTGCGCGTCGTCCCTACGCACGGGCACGGCCTCCAGGGAGGTGGCGGCTTTTTGGTACACTGCACGCTGCTTGCCAGCGTAGAAGCCAACGAACGTATCAGTTGACACGGGTGCGCACAGCGGCAGTGTACGTCTCAGACGCAATCTGAACTCCCGGAGCCTTGCGGCAAACACCGCAGGCTGTGGCCGAGGGGTCGGCTCTAAGCCCTGAGCGCCTTGCACTAGGTACAAGCGCTCTACCAACCCTCTCAGCAGGTTCGGCTCATCATTGTTGTGGGCCGTGATGGTCCGTTG